CCCTTTATACTATTAATAGTTTAAATCTTCTAATAAAGACTCTAAACGAAGGGATTTTAGATACTTCTTTCCGAATTGAATGGGCTGATTACAAAAATACCGTACTTCTTTCTCAAGGAGACGAGCTCAAGAAACTTTCTACAAAAATTCACAAAATTGTCAATATCTAAGTTGGCTACTTGAGTTTTTCTTACTATCTTTCTGTAAATAATCATTTTAAACAGATAAGTTATGGATTTAAATGCTATTAAAGGCAAACTCGCCTCTCTTCAGAATCAGAAGCAGGGCGGACAAAAGAGAGATATGTCTCTCATTCTCTGGAAACCTACTGTAGGTAAGCATTCAGTACGTATTGTACCTGCATTGTGGGATAAGTCAAACCCTTTTAAAGAAGTCTTTGTGCATTACGGTATTGGTAACCGTACTATGATTTCTTTAATTAACTTTGGGGAAAAAGATCCTATCGTAGAATTTGCTAAAACTCTAGCATCTTCAGGCGATAAAGAAAACTGGATGATGTCACGTAAGCTTGAACCAAAGATGCGTGTATTTGTACCAGTAGTAGTTAGAGGCGAAGAAGAAAAGGGTGTACGCTTGTGGGAATTCGGTAAGCAAATCTATGCTGAATTGCTTAGTCTTGCTGACGATCCAGATATTGGTGATTACACCGATCCAATTCAAGGACGTGATATTACGATTGAAACTACTGGACCTGAAACTAATGGTACAAGCTTTAATCAATCTAAGGTACGTGTACGTACGAAAACAACTCCTCTTTCAGAGGATGCTAAAGAGGTAGAAAAATGGTTGAATAATCAACCTGATGTATTCTCTATCTTTAAGAAGTATTCTTATGATGAGATGAAAGAGTCTTTACTTTCTTGGCTTAACCCTGAAGATGCAGCTGAAGAAGCAGCTCCGGCAGCTACAGAAGCAGCAAAACCTGCTGCAAGCCCTGCATCCTTTACGCTTAATACAAAGCCTAAGGCAAGTATCGATGATGAATTTGATGAGTTGTTTAAATCCTAAAAAATATGTCTAAATTAAATAAAGCTTCTCTCAACGAAAGTGTTGCGGGTGCTATAAAAGGTTCTTTTGACCTAGATAAGTTTATTAAGTCTAAGAATCTATCCAGCACCTCTATTAAGATGAAGGATCAACGCTGGATTCCACTTTCACAAGCTTTTCAAGATTGTCTATCTATTCCCGGTATACCTGTTGGACATATTACACTACTCAGAGGCCACTCTGATACAGGTAAAACTACCGCACTCCTCGAAGCAGCAGTAAGTGCCCAGAAAATGGGCATCTTACCTGTCTTCATTATTACGGAGATGAAATGGAACTGGGAGCATGCTAAGCAAATGGGATTACAATTTGAAGGAGTGCCTGATGAAGATGGTGAAATTGCAGACTACAAAGGTTTCTTTATCTATGTAGATAGAGAGAGGTTGAATACGATTGAAGATGTAGCTGCTTTTATTGCTGATCTTCTTGACGAACAAAAGAACGGTAGACTACCTTACGACCTTATGTTCTTATGGGATTCTGTAGGATCTATTCCTTGTAGATTATCTGTTGAGTCTAATAAGAATAACAACGAGTGGAATGCAGGTGCAATGTCACAGCAATTCGGTAACTTTATTAACCAGAAAATAGTATTATCTCGTAAGGTAAGTCAACCTTACACCAATACTATGCTTGTAGTTAATAAGATCTGGGTAGCTAAGGCCGAGACTATTATGTCACAGCCTAAGATGAAGAATAAAGGAGGTGATACGATGTTCTTTGATTCTTCTTTAATTATTACATTCGGTAATGTAACTAATTCAGGTACTAATAAGATCAAAGCTACTAAGAACGGTAAGGATGTAGAGTTTGCTAAACGTACTAAGATTAGTTGTGATAAGAATCACGTTAATGACGTTACATCGGCCGGTAAAGTTATTATGACTGCACACGGATTTATCGATGATACCAAGCAAGCTATCGATGCTTATAAAAAGCAATACTCTAAAGACTGGTTAAAGACTCTCGGTACTACAGATTTTGATGTAGTTATTGAGACTGACGAAGAGAACAAAGATATTTTTGATCCTTCAGAAGAATAATCGTATCTTTAGAGAAATAAATGTTATGACTCGTATTAATCTAGGTATTCCAGTTAAAGAACTTACTAATAAGCATTTGATTGCTGAACATAGGGAATTAAAGCGTATTCCTAATGCTGTAACAAAAGGTAAATACAATTTAAAAAATATTCCCTCCCAATTTACTCTTGGAAAAGGCCATGTTTCTTTCTTTTATGACAAGCTAGGCTACTTAAAAGATCGATACGTGGACCTTTACAACGAGTGTCTTACTAGAGGTTTTAATGTACAGAACTATGAAGCTTCTTGGAACGGTGTTCCTCAAGGTCTTATGAATGGTTATGTTCCTACACCTAGAGATATTGAAATAATCCGTGAAAGGATAGCAGAAAGATTAGCTAATCCAATCGCTAAACAAAAGAAGAATGGACTACAGGAAGATGTTCGAACAGATGGAGAAGCAACCAGAGATCAAACTGCATAAAAACAGTAGAATTCTCATTGTCGATTCTTTAAATACTTTTTTACGTAATTTTGTAGCTATACACCATATTAATCCAGCAGGTAATCATGTAGGAGGATTAGGCGGCTTTTTAAAGTCTATAGGTTCTGTTATAAAACAGTTACAACCTACAAGAGTTATTCTAGTTTTTGATGGACAAGGAGGATCTACTAATAAGAGATACCTATATCCTGAGTATAAGGCCAATAGACACATAACCAAAATCTCGAATTGGGATGCATTTGATAATCAAGAAGAAGAATCTGAGTCTATAACAAACCAGATTGTTAGACTTATTGATTATTTAAAGTGTTTACCTGTAGATCTTATTGCTATTGATAAAATAGAGGCAGACGATACTATAGGTTACCTAGCGCAAAGGTTTTCTGAAAAAGTATTTATACTTTCTACCGATCAAGATTACTTACAGCTAGTAACAGACAATGTCGCAGTCTATTCCCCTATTAAAAAGGTTATCTATAATCAAGAACAGGTTATAAGGGAGTACGGTATACCACCACATAACTTTTTAACTCATAAGGTTATCGTAGGGGATAAAGGGGATAATGTACCCGGTGTTAAAGGTATTGCTATTAAGACATTACTTAAGATGTTTCCTACTTTAAAGACAGAAGATCGAGTAGATCTAAGAGATATACTAACTGAGTGTGTTGGGAAAGATAAAAAGTTTGCAGATATCTACAATTACCGAAACCAATTAGAGATTAATAAGCAATTAATGGATTTAAAAGATCCAAACATACCACAAGAAGATAGAGAAAGGCTAGATATACTTATTGCTAATCCAAAAAGTGAATATGACCCTACTTGCTTTTTAAATCTATACCGAGAGGATCAATTAGGGAAGACTTTAACCAATCCACAGCTCTGGTTAAGTGAAACTTTTGCAAAATTAACACAATACGAGTTGACAGATCAGTAAAAAATAGTTATATTAAGTTATGGGCGTTTTAAACCAATTGAATCAGTACGGAGTAAGCTTTCAGATTAAGGTCTTATCAAGCTTATTAAAGCATAAAGAGTTTTTACAGGGTATTTACGACATACTCGAAGAGGAATATTTTGATAACCCTGCACATAGATGGATTGTAGAAGAGATACTTAAGTATTACTACAAGTATCATACAACAGCTACTCTAGATGTACTTCAAGTAGAAGTAAAAAAGATTGATAACGAGGTATTGAAAGTATCTGTTATCGAACAATTAAAAGAAGCTTATAAAGCCTCTAATGAAGATAGAGATTTCGTAGAGCAAGAGTTCTCTAACTTCTGTAAAAACCAGCAATTAAAGAAAGCCTTACTGTCTTCTGTAGAACTATTAGAGAAAGGTCAGTATGACGATATTCGTTACCTTATTGACACTGCCCTTAAAGCAGGTCAGGATAAAAATATCGGTCACGAGTACGAAAAAGATACTGAAACCCGTTATAGACTAGAAGAGAGAGGTCCTGTTGCAACACCATGGGAGCATATCAATGAATTACTACAAGGAGGGTTAGGTGCAGGTGATTTAGGCCTTATTTTCGGTAATCCAGGTGGAGGTAAGAGCTGGATGTTAACTGCTCTAGGAGCTATGGCAGTATCAGCAGGCTATACCGTATGCCACTATACCTTAGAGCTTTCAGAATCCTACGTAGGTAGGAGATATGACTCTGTTTTTACCGGTATTAGAGTTCAAGACTTAGGTAAGCATAGAACAGAAGTAGATGCTGCTATTAATAAATTACCCGGTAAGCTTATCATTAAGGAATTCTCTATGGGTAAGGCTTCGATATCTACTATTGAATCACATATACAAAAAACTGTAGATCTTGGGCATAAACCTCACCTTGTTATTATAGACTACGTAGACTTATTAAAATCTAAGAGAAAGTCAATAGATAGAAAAGACGAAATTGATGATGTCTATATATCAACTAAAGCTTTAGCTAGAGATCTTAAAATACCTATCTGGACTGTATCTCAGGTTAATAGAGCAGGTGCAAAAGACGATGTAATTGAAGGAGATAAGGCAGCAGGATCCTATAATAAGATTATGATTGCAGACTTTGCAATGTCTTTATCTAGAAAAAGGCTAGATAAGGTAAACGGTACAGGTAGAAGTCATATTATGAAGAATAGATATGGTGCAGACGGTATGACCTATCCTATGAAAATTAATACTGAAAACGGTAATATAGAAATTCAGCAACGAGAGATGGGAGAAGACGAGTTCTTACCAGAAGGATCTGCTACTTCTAGCCGTGCTCCAGTTACTGGATTTAGCTCAGAAGAGAGAAATTATCTTCAGCAAAAATTCTTTGAATTAGGTAAGTAATGCTATTTATTATTACAAAACTGCTTTAATATATGAGCCTCATTACACTTTACGAAGAGAAAAAATCCGCATTCGGCCCTCCTCCAGTTCAAGATACTTATGAGCAGTTCATTTTCGATATGGAAAAGAACGGTACTAACGATCTTGTAGAGAGAAACCAGGTAGACCCTACGTTCAGACCTCCTCTTCCAGAAGATACGTATACTGCTCAATTGTTTAAAGAAGGTGCAGTATCTAGCAGAATAATCTAAATTTTTTAAAAGGTTTTGAATCCTTACCGAAAATCTACCGATTTTTGGTTGAAAAAACTATCTTTAATATTTAAAAAAACTAGCTAAAATGGACATCTCGCAGAGCATTTTAAGTGACATTACTGTCTATATGAAGTATGCAAAATTTAATCCTGAAAAAGAAAGAAGGGAATCGTGGACTGAATTGGTTGATCGAAATAAAGAAATGCACTTAAAAAAGTTTCCACAGTTAGCTAACGAGATTGAACAAGCTTATAAGTTTGTATATGAAAAAAAAGCTCTACCTTCTATGCGCTCTATGCAGTTTGCAGGAAAGCCTATTGAAATTAGTCCTAACCGTATCTACAACTGTGCATACCTACCTATAGATGATTGGAGAGCTTTTGGTGAAGTGATGTTTCTATTGTTAGGCGGTACAGGAGTTGGTTATTCTGTACAGAAACACCATGTAGATAAGTTACCGGAGATTAGAAAACCGGATGCAAAGAAGCATCGCCGTTTTTTAATTGGTGATAGTATTGAAGGATGGGCTGATGCAGTAAAGGTACTTGTTAAAGCTTACTTTGAAGGCGGCACTACCCCTGTATTTGATTTTTCTGATATTAGACCTAAAGGTGCTGCCTTAATAACTTCAGGCGGCAAAGCACCTGGACCTCAACCTCTTAAAGAGTGCTTAATTAAGGTACAAGGTATTCTGGATTCTAAAGAAAATGATGATAAATTATCTCCTATCGAGGTACATGACATGGTTTGTCATATTGCAGATGCAGTACTCGCAGGAGGTATTCGTAGAGCGGCATTAATTAGTCTTTTTAGTGCCGACGACGAAGAAATGATTGCTGCTAAATCAGGTGCTTGGTGGGAGCTCCATCCTCAACGAGGCCGTGCTAATAATTCAGCAGTACTTCTCAGAAGTAAAGCAACAGAAGAATTCTTCTTTGAACTCTGGGATAAGATTAAAGCTAGTGGAGCTGGTGAACCCGGTATTTATTTTAACAACGACAAGGACTGGGGAACTAACCCATGTTGCGAAATCGCACTTCGTCCTTTCCAATTCTGTAATCTTTGTGAAGTAAACGTTAGTGATGTTGTAGATCAAGAAGATCTTAATGCTAGAGTAAAAGCAGCAACATTTATTGGTACGTTACAAGCCTCTTACACTAACTTCCATTACTTAAGACCAGTATGGCAACGTACTACTGAAAAAGATGCTTTGATTGGTGTAGGTATGACAGGCATTGGATCAGGTGCTGCACAAAAACTAAACCTAAAAGAAGCAGCAGATGTAGTAAAACAAGAGAATGATAGGGTTGCTAAGTTGATTGAAATTAACTCTGCAGCGAGATGTACTACTATTAAACCTTCAGGTACTTCTTCTCTTACTTTAGGTACTTCGAGCGGTATTCATGCTTGGCATAATGATTACTATGTTCGTAGAATCAGAGTAGGTAAGAATGAAGCTATCTACACTTATCTAGCTGTAAATCATCCAGAGCTGATCGAAGACGAGTATTTCCGTCCACATGATACTGCTGTAATTTCTGTACCGCAAAAAGCACCAGAAGGATCTATTCTAAGACATGAATCTGCTTTACAGTTACTAGAAAGAGTTAAGCATTTCTATCAAAACTGGATTAAACCAGGTCATAGAGCAGGCAGTAATACCCATAACATTTCTGCAACTGTATCGATTAAAGATGTTGAATGGGAAGAAGTAGGTAAATGGATGTGGGAAAATAGAAAATTTTATAATGGACTTTCAGTACTACCTTATTCTGAACATACTTACAAGCAAGCTCCTTTTGAGGACTGTACACAAGAACAGTATGAAGAATTAATGAAAAGTTTGCATAACGTAGATCTTTCTAAAGTTATCGAGTTTAACGATAATACTAACTTATCCGGTGAAGTAGCTTGTGCAGGAGGATTATGTGAAGTAGTATAGTATGGAACCGCATTATAAAGATGGATTCATAGAGGATATTCACCTATATAGAGAAGGAGGGCATGTGATTTTTACTGCCCTCTTTCATGTACAGAGAGGTAAGTGTTGCGGAAACGAATGTAGACATTGTCCTTTTTACCCTAAACATAAAAGAGGTAGTGATACTGTGGATGAAAAGTTTGCTCATTTGAAAAAAAGTTCGTAATTTTATATAAAGGTATATTCCGTTAAGACAGTAAAAGTAAATAAAATGTCAAAGTTTCAATCAACTAAAGTTTACGATGGTTTTAGTTGTGTATTTCGTCAATGGAAAGCAGAAAGTACCCACTGCAGATTTCTTCACGGGTACGGAGTATCATTTAAGGTATGGTTTGAAGGTGAATTAGATCACCGTAACTGGGTTTGGGATTTTGGAGGTATGAAACGTGCGAAAGGTAATATTGATGGCTTGAATCCTAAAGCCTGGATGGATTATATGTTCGATCACACTACCCTGGTAGCTGAAGATGATCCGTATATAGATCTTTTCTATGAAATGGAAGCAAAAGACATGGTTCAATTACGAGTCTTACCTGCAGTAGGTGCAGAACAGTTTGCTAAGTTTGTCTTTGAGAAAATCGATACCTTTGTTCAGGAAGAAACCGGCGGTAGGGTGAAGGTAGTTAGAGTAGAATTTATGGAACATAATAGAAATACCGCCATCTATGAGAAAAAAAATTAAGAAGAAAGTAGTTGAACAAGCCCCGCCCCCGCCTTATACAGAAGGATGGTGGGAAGAGTATATGCTTGAAGAGAATAGTTACTATGATATCGATATTCTAGAAAAACACAACGCACCAATCCGTAAAAAAATCAAATACTGGGAAGAGGAGTATAAACCTTCTAGTAATATGGGAAAATGGTGGGCTAGTATCCAGGTTGAAAAACTAAAAAAGAAGCTTAAGCATTATAAAAAATAGGTTATGCACGAATTATTACATACTGTAGAACACACACTCGGATTGTGTGGTGAGAAACATTTGAGTTTTCTTGGGTTTTTGTTGGAATATCCAACTTATAGTCATATATTTAGGTACATTAAATTTTTATTTAAATGACTATTAGAGAACTAATAGAAAAACTACAGCAACTAGATCCTGATATTCACGTATTTGTTCACGGATATGAGGGTGGGTATGCAGATGTTAGTGTAAGCGATATTAAAGATATAGCACTAAATGTAAATGATGAATGGTATTATGGACCGCACGAAGATGCAAATAATGAAGGACAGGTACCAGATAAAACACAATATAAAATCGTAAAAGGAATAGTATTATGAGTAAAATAGATCCAAACAAATTATTAATTTCTAGTGACTTCTACTCTGTCCAAGGTGAGGGTATCTCCTCAGGTGTGCCCTCTTACTTTGTTCGTCTTGGTATCTGTAATTTGACTTGCGGTATGTCACGTCAATTTGCAAATCAGTTAATGAAAGAACAATCATTGGAGGATGGAGAAATATTTGAAGGCGATTTGCATAAAGAAGGTAAAGCAACTTGGACTTGTGATTCTACGAGTCAGTGGTTGTGGAGAGGTGAAGATAAAGAGTTTCAGTATTTAATTGATAGATGGAAAGAGCAAGGTATCTACGATGATATTAAAAACGGTACTATTCATATCATTTGGACTGGCGGTGAACCAACAATTAAAGGACATCAGCAAGCAATTTGTAATTTCTTTGAGTATTGGATTAGTCAAGATCCTAGTGTAAAAAATATCTATACAGGATATAATCTAGATACAGGCGAATCAACTCAAGTTAGAAAAGTAACAGCTTTTAATGAAATAGAAACAAACGGTACAGTTGTAATCGATGAACCATTATTTACGTTTATTGACCAAATCAACTGCTCACCTAAGTTATCCAACTCAGGAATGAGTAAGAGTCAACGCTTTAACGAAGCTGCTCTTAAACGTATTATGGAACATAGAAACTATCAATTTAAATTTGTTATATCCAATGAAGAAGATGTACAAGAAATTTTTAGCGACTTTATCGTACCACTTAATATACCTCTTTACAACGTGGTTTGTATGCCAGGACTAGATGATGTAGCTAATTTTGAAGAGCGTACTCAATTTGTTCTTGAAATGGCTAAGAAGTATAAGTTTAGAGGACTGACTCGTTTGCATATTGCAGCTTGGAATAAAACTCTCAACGTGTAATGAAAGAGTTGGACTTGCACGGTTTATATCATCATCAAGTTAGAGATGAAGTTGAAAACTTTGTATTGTTAAATGCTAAAGAATTACCTATTCGTATTATAATTGGTACTTCAAATAGAATGAGAAACCTTACAGAAAACATTTTGAACAAGCATAAGTTTGAATACTACATTCCAGCTCACAATCCAGGTGAAATAATTGTAACCTTTGATAAAGAATATAAAATTTAAGTTATGGCAAAAGATCTCTGTATTATGTGCGGTAAAGAAACCGCTTACGATTTTGAAACACACATTGACATGAGGTATGGTTATGTTGAGGGTGCAGGACAATGCTGCAAGGAGTGCTATGATGGTCCTTCAAAGACTAACCAAGAAGATTATGTAACAAGAACAATGAGAAACCGTACTACTTTAATCACCGTTTCAGGGGAGGAAATTTTGAATACTCCAAATGATATGGAACTTGGTGGACTAATAAGAAATAGATTCTATGAAGCAAGAAACATCCGCTGAGAGCTTTTATGAAGCAATCAAGCATGTAGGTGCCGGTAGTTTGTACTATCTCGTACGTAAGAAAGGTTCTGAGACAGAGTTTATTTTTGAACCTCTTGTAATTGATACAAAAGATCAAGAACTAACGATTAAAATCTTAAAACGTGCTATGGAACATCCAGACTTTATAGCTTTCCCCGGTACGCCAGAGGCATATGCTTTTATGAAAGGAGAAGTTGGCGATTTAAATTAAAAGACTTATTTTTAAAGCATGACAATTACATTAAATGCTGAACATTTATATCTAGCTATTATTTTTATACTAATGGCTATTCAGGTATACCAATGGAGAGTTATAGGGAAGATGTATAAAGAATGCGATTCTTTATGGTCTCAGATTGGAGTGTTAGCTTCAAGTATAGCCTCTCAGATTATTTCTATTCAACAAGAACTAAATAAAAAAGAAGATAAAAAATCGGTTAAAGAGCTAATCGATTAATAAAATAATACGCTCTATATTTTAATTATTTTAACAATGAAAAAACAAGCAGTATTATCACTATCAGGTGGAATGGATTCAAGTTCTCTTCTTCTTCACCTTCTTGCAAACGGTTATGAAGTAACAGCTCTATCTTTTGATTACGGTCAAAAACATAGAGTTGAATTAGAAAGAGCAAAGTCTCTAATTGAGTACCTTAACTCTGACTGTACAACTAGTTTTATTAGACATCAAGTCATTAAGATTGACGGAATTACTCAATTACTTAATTCTGCTCTTGTAGAAGGCGGTTGGGATGTACCTGAAGGGCATTACGAGCAAGATAATATGAAAGATACCGTAGTACCTAACAGAAATAAAATTTTTAGCTCGCTTATTCAAGCAGTAGCCTTATCAATTGCTAATAAAAATGAAACAGAAGTTAAAATCGCTATGGGTATCCATGCAGGTGACCATGCTATTTACCCGGATTGCCGTCAAGAATTTCGTGACATCGATGATGCCGCTTTTAGGGCTGGTAACTGGGATGCTGATAGGGTATCTTATTACACTCCTTATCTCGAAGTTAATAAGTTCGATATTCTAAAGGACGGTTTAGAGAGTTGTGAAAAGCTTGGTATAGACTTTGATGAAGTGTATAAGCGTACTAATACAAGTTATAAGCCTATCTGGATTCCTAAAGCTCAAACACTAGACGGAGATGTAGTTCTATATGAATCGAAAGAAGGTTACTGGTTTAGTGATTATAAGTCAGCAGCATCGGTAGAGCGTATTGAAGCATTTATTAAACTCGATCGTCCTGATCCGGTTGATTATGCTGACGAAACAGGTCCGGTGAGTTGGGAAGTAGCAAGAGCACATGTAGAGAAGGTATTAGCAGAACATAATAAATAAAATATGATACAGATTAGTCACGAAATTCCGAAGCAGTTATTTCCTTACCACGATTTAATTAGCGACTATCCTTATGTCTTAGGTCATTTACTTAATCAGGATAGTGAATATGCAGAATTCTACAAAGAAAAGCTAAAGACAGCTCCTTACTCTATCCTAGACAATTCTGCTTTTGAATTAGGACAGTCTATTCCTTTGGAAGAATTATACGAGTTAGGGGAGGTATATAGGCCTACCCATCTCGTACTTCCTGATAAGGTTAATGACTATACTCAAACCATGAGTAACGCTATAAAATACCTTGATGAATTTAGATCAGATAACGTAAAGTATATTGGGGTGTGTCAAGGAGATACTTTTGAACAGATTGCTGATTGTATAGACTTCTATATGCAGCGAGATGTAGATATTATTGCATTACCTTTTGATTTAGTACCTGATTCAGATTATGTAACAGTGAGATTTAGGTTTTTAAACTGGTGGTATGCTAATAGGTTTAAGTTTACAGGAAGAACACCTAAGTTTCATTTACTAGGATGTCAGAACCCTGTTGAGTTTTTACTCTTTAAGTATAATCATAGACATATCACTATGTTTATTCATTCCCTCGATACTAGCTCTCCTGTCGTAAACGGGTGGGTAGGTAATGAATTAGGTCCTCACGGTCTAGTAGTACCTAAACCAAAAGCTAAACTTGCTGATAATCTTGATATTAAACTAAAACAAGAACAATTAGATTTAATTTATAAAAACGTAAAAACATTCCGTCAATATGTCAATGAATAACATGTCAGATGCTGCTGCCAAGACGCTTGGCTCGGCTAACTCCTACGCAGTCTATACAGATAAGTTTGATCCTTCACAGCTTAACCCTATGCCACGTATTCTTGCACGTCAAGACTGGGGTATTACAGGAGATGAGTTTATAGGTTGTGATGTATGGCATTGTCACGAAGCTACTTTTCTTCTTAATAACGGATTACCTGTAGCAGGTACTTTAAAGATTGTTTGTCCTGCAGAATCAGAGTTTATGGTAGAGTCTAAATCTTTTAAACTTTACTTGAATACCTTTGATATGTGTAAGATGGGAGCAACCTTAGAAGAAGCTATTGCTAATTACGAAAAACAAGTAACAGAGGATGTAAGTAAAGCAATTGGTGCTAATGTAGAAGTAGCTTTCTTTGGTTCTGGAGATGATAGATTTAAAGAAAAAGACCCTGCAGAAGGTTACCTTGACCTTTACACTATTATTCCTGAGAAGCAATTAGAAACTTTAGAGATTACTGATTATAATGCTTCAGGTAAGTATAATTTAGTTATTGAAGATGAAGAGATAGGAGAAGAAGCTACTTACTTTACTAACGTACTAAGATCTCGCTGTAGACATACAAAGCAAAAAGATACAGGTGCAGCTTATTTTCATATTATTACTAAGAAAGGTACAGTAGATGAAAAAGAGCTTCTTAAGCTAGTAATTTCTTTACGCGAAGTAAACGAGTTTCATGAGTTTTGTGCAGAGAAACTTTATACAGAAATTATGTCTAATCCCCTAGTAAAAGAATGCTGTGTAATGTTATTATATGCACGTAGAGGTTCGTTAGATATCTGCCCTGTACGTTCTAGTAGACCATCGCTTATACCTAAAGCTTTGAGGTCTACAGATTATTATACTAAAAAAGCCATGGGGCAATAATATGAAAGTAAAAAATAGCTGGGGAGTTCTTATCTCACAGACCGGATCAGAAATCATTGCTATAAGCCAAGAGATTGGATTTCTCCCTAGTCTTCTTATAACTAATAACTTAGCTAAGATACCTGAAAAGAACTTAAGATTCTTTGGGAAACACGGGGTGATAATAAGAACGATACCGTTTAGACCTACCCTCGATAATTACCTTATTCCAGATCTGCTAGAGAAGAAATTAATCACTTTGCATGGATTTTTAAGAATACTTCCTCGAGAATTTTTTGAGAAGTATCAAGGAAACTTATATAATGGACATCCAGGATTTATTACTCTCTATCCTGAACTTAAAGGTAAAGACCCTCAGGTTAGAGCCTGGGAAGGTAACTACGAGACTGTTGGTTCTGTAGTACATAAAGTAATAGAAGGAGTAGATGAAGGAGAAGTAGTGACAGCCATAGGAGTACCTAATACTGTTAAAACTTTAGACGAGATGTTTTTTACTCTCCGTAATACTTCTTTAACGGCATGGAAAAACTTTTTCGAATATAATTGGAAGTTCGAGTAAAAGTGCTTATTTTTAAGAAAAGATCTTCATGAAAATACTTTTAGGTTCGCACGGAACTGGTAAGACTACTTTACTAAAAGAAGTAGCTACTAAGTTTCCGGATTATTATGTTACTGACGGGTTTTCTAGACCTGTATCGAGAATATCTAAATTTTTAGAGTTTAGTAATAACGAAAAGCAATTTGTAATTAACGAATTATCTGCTTGGGCTTACCAAAACTACCTAACTCATAAGAATGTAATTAGCACTCGTAGTGTTGTGGATTGCATAATCTACTCGCAGATAGTAGCACCTGATGTAAATATTGAAGACCTTGTTACCCTCTTTGAAGAAACTAAAGATCAAGTAGAGTACTTCTTCTATATACCTGTAGAGTTCGATTACGTAGTAGATGAAGAGAGACCAGCAGGACCATGGCAAGAGCTGCAGGTAAAAATCGATAAAGTTATCCAGGATTTTATAAAAAAGTCTATTCCTGCAGAAAAAATCGTAACTTTAACCGGTACAGTAGAAGAACGTCTAGAGCAAATATCAAAATATTTATAAAATATATTATGAATAGAGATAAACACATAAACATCGAGGAATTAGAACTCGCACAAGCAGGTCATGCAAATGGTATTAGTATTCATTTAAGAGATGCTATTAAAGAAGGTAGACATTCTCTAAGTGATTACGATAAGCATCAAATTATTGAAGCAGCAGCGTATCATTACGGTGAATTCTTAACTGCTTTAGGTGTAGATTGGGCTAATGATCCTAATAGTTCTAATACTCCTAAGAGAGTAGCAAAGGCTTATGTAAACGACTTGTGGAGAGGTAGATATGAGCAGTTAGATTCAGTTACTTCTTTTCCTGCTGATGGTTATACAGGAGTAGTATTTGAAGGAGGTATTCCTATTACTAGTATGTGTAGCCACCACCATCAATCTATCTTAGGTTATGCTCATATTGCTTATGTACCTACTGCAGATAGTAGAGTAGTAGGACTATCTAAGCTTAACCGTATAGTAGAACATTTTGGTAGAAGAGGCGCTATTCAAGAACAGCTTACTGTAGCTATTCATAATGCAGTAGATAAGATCTGTGAAGGTAATATTGGTGTTGCAGTAATGATTGAAGCTACTCATAATTGCGTAAGCTGTAGAGGAGTAAAGCATCAAGGCGCTAGTATGAAGACTTCTAAACTATCAGGTTGTTTTCTAGAAGAAGATGCTGCTAGAGCTGAATTCTATGAATTTATTAAAGGATACCCAAGACAATAATATGGCTAAATCAGAAGGACTCGGAGATACTATTGCAAAGATAACACATTTTTTCGGTATAGATAAACTAGCCGATAAGATTGCTCATATGTTAGGTTATGAAGATTGTGGATGTACTAGGAGGAAAAGCAAACTTAATAAGTTATTTCCGTATAAAAAGAAAAAATGAAAAAAAGGTATATAAGTTGGCAGGATGTTGAAGAGGCGGTCGAAAGACTAGCTGCTAACATTATTCTAAGTAAAAAACAGATAACAAGTATTATAGGATTACCTCGTGGAGGTTTAATCCCCGCTGTTATGTTATCTCATAAGTTAAATATTCCTTTTGGTACCGAAGACCAAGAAACAGAAGAAGGATATACTCTGGTAGTAGATGATATCTGCGATTCAGGTATTACCTTAGAGGAGTTCAGTAACTATGAAAGCGTTCTGACAGCTACTCTACATTATAAATCATCTGCTTGCACTGAGCCTAGCTTTTGGTGGAGATTAGCTCCTGAAAATGAATGGATAGTTTATCCATGGGAAAATAAAAATTCTGAAACTATACAAGACTATAAAAAATAATTATGTTAAACGCACAGCAAATTTTAGACGAAGGTCTCCTTAAATTGTCTGAGACTAAAGGTAAACCAGCACAAGTTGGTTATGATTTATCGCTTAAAGCAGTACAGAGAGTAGGTACTAGTATTGCAAACAGTCCTTATAACGTTTCAAGAGACAGTAAAGTAGGTAAAGTACTAAAGGATAAAACTGAGTTAACTACCTATACTCCTATAGAAACTATTCAGTTAGACGGCGTAGTAGGCTGGTTATTACATCCAGGTACTTACGATATTACGTTTTGGGAAGGATGTAAGATACCTTCTTACAGGACTGCATTTATTAAGCAGCGTTCTTCTTTATGGCGTAACGGAACCTTAATTAATAGTCCTGTATTTGATCCTGGATTTGAAACTGAGAATATGGGTACTATTATGCTCGTTACCGAGACTATCTTTATTGAGAAAGATGCTCGTGTAGCTCAGATCTACTTCCACGAATCTACAAATACAGACGTAGTATACGATGGTCAGTGGCAAGGAGATAAGCAAAGAAATTCTAGCTTATAAACTAATAAGGTATGCAAGTAAAAGAAAGTAAAACGAATTCTCATTTCTGGCTTAGTATGGTTAAGTCAGGTATTAGGATGTTAGGTGCAGTTGCTATTATGTTTCAGGATTTTGAACTAGGAGGTTTACTAATACTACTAGCTGAAATAGTAGGAATAGCAGAGGAACTATAATTTTATATGGTACAACAAAAAAGTTATGTAACGGTTGATAGCAAAGAGACTCTAAAAGAGTTAGTAGAGCATATTAGAGAGAGTGAGTACATAGCTTTCGATACTGAGACCGATAGTCTGAATCCACGTAAAGGACAGATTATCGGTTTTTCCGTATCAGGAGAAGTAGGTAGAGGTTATTATATGCCTACGATGGTATGGAAGGAAGAAGCTCTTAGAGAAGTAGAGATAGAAGGAAAGAAAGCACATGACCTAGCTAAGTATGCTATAAGTCAATTACAAGGTAAGAAGTTAATTTGTCATAACGCTTCTTTCGACTTACGTTACGTAAAGAACTTCTACGGTATTAACCTACTTCCTTTTTTACATGCGGATACTTCATTACTAGTACATACAGTAAAAGAAGAAGGAGCTTTTGGTTTCGGTAGTCCTTTTGGTTTGAAACCAATTGCTATAATGGTTCAGAAAGAGATCGGTCTTGATGTAGAGAAAGAAGCTAACGAAGAGCAGGTAGCATTGAAAGATAGTATTAAGGCTAATGGAGGATCTACTTCAAAAGAGAATTACGAAATTTATAAAGCAGATTTAGAAATTTTATCTAGATATGCTGCTGCCGATACTGACTTAACTCTCCGTATTTATAATCATTTTCTTCAAGTCTTAATTTCAGAAGGCCTAGAAAAGTTCTTCTTTGAAGAAGAAGTAATGCCTGTGTATAGGGAAGTGACTATTCCTATGGAAGAGCATGGTATAAGACTTAACATACCTTTAATAG